CCTTCAGGAGCACCAGCGCAACAACCTGGTGGCCAAACATTTATTGTCTTTGCAGACCAAAAGAACAAACCCGAAGCTTTTCTTGGTGATTACATTTCCAACCTATTTGCTGGGAATACACCCAAAATCCAATCCAGTATCAATCCTGTTGCTCTTTTAACTCAAGCAGCATTCCAAACCCCTAATTACCTGGGGGGTGAAATGTAATGGCAGAGCGCAGCATTGTTGACATTGGTAAGTTCCTGCAAAAGTACGGGTTAAAGGTTGGCGAAAACCCTGCATTTGGAGGGGTATCTGGCGGCCATGCAAAAGGTTCTTACCATTATGCCCCTGGTGGTGCCGCCATTGACGTAACCGATTGGCGGCCGGATGTTGCACCTGCTTATGAAGGCGGTAAACCAATTTCTTGGAAGCAACGAACAGGTGAGCTATCTTGGCGTGCAAAAAAACTTGGTGTGTTCAACGAAGCACTTGGTCCAGGAGATAAGGGTCACGACACTCACGTTCATTTGGCGCTGCCAGGTAAAAAGACAATTAGTGATCAACAGCTGGAATGGTTAGCTACTGGTCGAACCAAGGACCCGTCCGGTCGGCTAACCGACGTGATGCCTGGAGCGTCCCCTGCAACGGCTGTACAGCCACAGCAACCTCAGCAGCAGCCAGGTAATACTTACATCATCATCCCTGGTCAAGAGCGTTCAGGTACAGACAAAGATGCCTTTTTATCTGATTACATTGCCAGTATGACAGGGAAATCGCGAGGAATTAATTCTGGTATTGACCCTGTAGCTATTCTGTCCCAAGCAATGTTCCAAACCCCTAACTACTTGACGTGAGATTTGCTGCTGTTCCTGGATATGATCCTAGCTTCCCAGTGAAGTATGGCAACCTGTACGGAGATGGCAGCCTCACAACGGCTGGTTTTTCTGACCCATTTAATTTGAAACGAACAGAAGAGCATATCAATTGTCCTCATGTTGTGGCGTATAATGGTATTGAAGAGCCTAGGTTCCAACTCAACAATCCTGCTTACTACCGAGAAGTTATTCGGTCCCACAGCGATCCAGTACCTCCTGTGGCCTTGAGCCGGAATCCTACGCAAAGTGATTTTTATGGCGTATACAAAACCTGAGTTACGAGAACGTTTAAAAAATCAAATTAAAGCAGGTTCTAAAGGTGGCAAACCAGGCCAATGGAGCGCTAGGAAAGCTCAACTTTTAGCTTTAGCGTATAAAAAAAGAGGTGGTGGTTACAAAGGAGAGAAAACAGAGGGACAAAAATCCTTGAAGAACTGGGGAGACCAAAAATGGATGACCAAAGACGAGTACGAGAAGAAAAAATGATGAACCCTAAAACTTCAATTCTTCTAAATAGAACAACTACTGCCATTTCCGGTTCGTGTCCGAAGGCTACTCAAGACATCGAGGAGAATATCAAAAACAGGAATTGGACAATTAAAAATTTTGCATATGGGCCGTTAAATCCAGACCAGCCCGACCCTGGTTTTTGGGAAAAGAAGGCAGAAATGTGGAACAGTGATGTTCAGACTGTAGCAACTGCAAGATGTTGCAATTGTGCCGCATTTGATCAATCCGATAAAATTATTGGCTGCATTATTGATGGTATTAATGAAACAGAGGCTGCAGATCCCTGGGACGTTCAAGAAAGAGCAAACCTTGGGTATTGCCAACTGTTTAAATTCAAGTGTGCTGGGTCAAGAACTTGTGATGCCTGGCTGTATGGTGGGTCGATTCAAGAGCAATGACTACAGACAAAGCAATAGAACCTGGTAAAAAGAGTACCGAAAGGTATTTACCAGAAGCGGCATGGGCCAAGCTTTCTCCAGAAGAACGCCGCCAAACCGATGAGAAAAAGAAAAGGGAATCAAGGAAAGGAAAACAATTTGTTGCCAATACCGAACGTGCCAAGAAAGCACGGAAAGCTGTTGAATTGGCGAGCAGGAGAAAAGGCAAATGAGTACAGCGGGAGAAAAACTAGGCTATTTTGTAGGGTTGGACCTAAGTAAGCGCCCTTATGAAGCGCCACTAAAAACAAACCAAGGTGATTTCCAAACCACAGCCGGGGACCCCAATTTCCCAGGTGCATACTATGCAGTAGGTAGTCGTTTGCCACGAAAAAATTCTCGACAATTGCGCATGGCTGGAGACATAATGAATTTAGATTTGGTCCAGTCACCAGGTACGCTTAATGCCCCCGCCTTACCAGTTATTGGATCCGCCGAAATGCGCACCCCTGAACTACCACAGTAATCTTTGTGGTTCACTTTAGTAGTAAATAAGCCTAGAATATATTCAAGTCTCTATAAGTTGCATGCCCGGCAAGAGTAAAATGCCCCCTGAACTCCTCGCCCACTTCAAGAAGAAGGGAGAAAGTGGTAATGGCGAGAAGAATCAAGATGATAAAACGCGACGGAAAGAGGCTGTCAAAAAAGCCCGCGTTAGAGTAGAAGAAAGAAGCAAGGAGCCTAAACGTGACCAAAAAGAAGAAACTGGTAAAACAAGCGCTTAAGAAACCGGAACTTTATACTCCAGCTGAGATTCAATATTTCAAGCACTGGCTGGCGTCTAAAAAAAAGCAAAAACAAGAAAACAGAAAGGCAGCTGCGCTACAATAACTTTTAAGGACATCCAAAAGTAGATCTGTGTCGAGTTCATCTAGCAACAAAATGCCGGCGATGGTTGACAGGCCGGCAACCTCGTCAACCCTGGTGTCTGTTGCGTCTGGGCAGGCGTTCTCGACCAGCTTAATTCCTACTGCAGTTGGTAATTCCACCAAAGTCTTTGATGTTGATTCCGCTTTAACAGACACATCAATCAGCGGTGCATATATTGACGAAATCTGGTTTCAATACAGCAAGAAAACTAATATTCTTACAGATGCACAGTCTCCAGGATCTGGCACGTATTCCGCCAATGGTACGACCGTAACGGTTACTCTTGCTGGTCATAATCTTCAAATTGGTCAAAAAGTTGTACTGGATTACACCAGCTACAGTTCCGGCGTCCTTCCTGCGGACGAGATTGTTACCGTCACAGCGATTACCTCAACAACGTTTTCCGGTACTACGGCTGCTTCGATTTCCGGTCCCATTACTGGCAATGTCAGTGTTTATCAACCTATCGACTTCTGTTTCTATTTAGTAAGCACTGGTGTTGTTACAAACGTTAATCAGTTCTTCCCGTTGTTCACAGCCAGCATTCCATCAACATTCGATAATCAGTATTTCAGCTTAACTGAAAAAAATATCCTTCCTTTAGTAAATCATCCTGTAGTGCAAGCAGGTGCCAATTTCACCAGCGCCAACAGCACGACATCCCCGAAAATTCGTGGATTAATGCTTCAGCGCGGTCAAGCATTGTACGTCTCTGCAAGCGGTTCAACTTCTCTGACTAACGGTTTCTACGTTGGTGTCCAAGCTGGCTACTATTGATGTAGGCCAATGGCTTTTGGAGTTGGTGGATTTAATCCCCCGTCAAAATCAAACTTTAATGGCTTTTCTAAAGGGTTTGATGACGATAAACAGTTTAGCAAAGTCCCTGATTTTGTATTAGACGAGAACCCTTTCAAGTTCACCCCAAAGAGTTCTTCGTCCAGGAGCCTGATTCACTTCTTTGATCAGGATTCGTTGTGGGCACGTTGGCGGCGTGGGTATGAACTTTATACAATTACGCAGAGTGTACTGGGATCCTTTGCTAACGAGAGGGCATCTCGTGGTGACTACCGGATGTACTGCGCTTATCAGCAGTTTCCGGGTGTTTTCATTCCAGCACGTGTATTTACATTTCCTTCCACTAGCCAAGAAATTGGCGAGCAGATGGTTGGTATGCGTGATACCAATGGTTTTAATTTTTATAATTTTGGACTGCCAATTCTTGCGGTTAGGTATTTAGGGGAACCTGTAACTACTTCTTACAGCCAAAGTGGTACAGCAATTACGGTTTCTCAGGCGGATCACGGCTTGCTTATTGGTGAAAATATCTATTTAAATTTTACGTCTGGTTCGGCAAGCGATACAACATTGCCAATCGTTTCAAAAACCCAAAATACGTTTACGGTTACTGCTGGAGCAAGCTTAACGACCAGCGGGAACGTTACTTATTATTTGTCTACAGTTTTTGGTGACAACCGGTGGGCAACTACTAGGGTAAGGCTAAGGTATCTACCCACGCCTGTATCTTTCTTTGCAGGGGAACGCTTAGCTGATCGTGTCGTAGAACGAGATCCAGGGATTGTTTCTACGTACACTCGCCTCGGCTCTCTGGTAACAATTAACTGCACAGCTCCACATGGCCTCTCCAGTGGGAATACCATTTTTATTGCTGTTATTAGCGGACTTGTTCAGTCAGGTCAATACACTATTAACGTAACAAGTCCAACACAGCTAACAATTGTAACAATCGACAGCGGCGCTACAACTGGAAGCTTAATCCTAAGCAGGATGATTCCTGGGTACCGTTACGATGATTATGTTGGGTACACGGTTACAGGTACAGACGCTACTACTAATGAGATTATTTTTCAACGTGATGACAGTTATGGATCTCGCGCACCTAATGGGGTACCTGAAACTGTTATCCCCGCCCACAGAGGGTTCACTGTAGGCCGCTTTCTGACAACAGAATTACGATGGCAATGCTCTTGCCAAGATTTTTCAAGGCGTTCAGGTTATAGCCTTTTTCAGGAATTACGTAATCGTAGATTTCCGGTTACGCCTATTACGTCAACTAAGCCTGGACAACGTTTAAATAAGGATGGAACAATTGCCAATGAAAGGGATCAAGTAGGCGTATTTGGTGATCTTGGCTATGTAACTGTCAACAATTTTTATCAGTTGCCGGACTATAAGGACAAAGCAGATACATCTTTCCCTAATTTAATGTATTACCAGCTGCGTTGGTGTAAACACATCTATGCAGCTATGTTTTCTTTGATGCACGATGAGGGTAACCAGCCAATCTCAATCAATGCAAGGTACGTTCAAACAGGACCAAATATTACGGTAACTGCCCCAGGGCATGGTCTACTTGCTAACACTAAGATTGAGCTTGATATTACAAGCGGAAATGCACTGTCTGGTCGTTACACAATTACCAGCATCATCGATGCTGATAATTTTATTGTTGTTTATCCGTTTAGTGGGACGACAGGTGGCTACTGCACTGTGAGTAACCTCACTGAGCATGAGTATGTAGGTTCTTGGCTTCTGGAGCCTAGCGACAAACCTGCTGGCGATGATCTTGATTCTTTTTATCGGAATTTTGAAAAAGAAAACAAACGATTGAAGTTAGCGGCAGAACGTTTACTGATGATGCAGCAAGGTATGAAGTGGGTAGGAGGTAAATCAATTACTGGGGCACAGAATCAACCGGAGCAAGTGGCCAATTTTGACCCTCAACTTGTCACCATGATGATGACTGACGATATAAGAAGAAATTCGACTGGTGAGCTGGACCGAAAAGGTACTCTACTGAACAGTACGCAACGCATGACGGCGATGATGAATAAACTTTTAAATATTGATCCAACACTTATTCAGGGCAATAAATTTGGAATGCTAGATGAACCTTTGGTTAATTACGCTACAAACTTTAGATACGGAATTATTCAGGGTGGTGAATATTTGAATGGAGTGCCAATTGAAAATCCAGCTACGGTAAGTACTATAGAATGCAGTACATATAGTCCTCTTACCGCACAGGATACGGTCGTGGATTCTGGTCCTTATATCAATACCTAATTATGGCTGTCCAAATTCTTAGCCGGCGCTCTAGTCTTCTTTTTGACAGGCCTTATCCAATTCGCCTTGGTGTAGGTGAGTTGGCATTAAACAACAATCCAGGGGATCCTGGCCTCTACTTTGCTGACAACACACCTGGGCCTTCTACCGGCTTAATTAAAGTTGGTCCTACATTTATTGGCGCGACTGCCCCAAACTCCCCAGCTGTCGGATTTTCTTCGTATAGCAAGGGTGAGTCATGGTTAGACACATCTAGTACATATATTCATAAACTTTTTGACGGGACTACATGGCAAACGGCCAAAGCTGTCGCATCCCGTGGCAATGGCAAACCTGTGAATCCTGTCGACGGTCAGCTTCACTACGATAATTTAATTCCCGGTCTCTTTATGTATAACTCCACGACTGCTGCCTGGGTAGCAATCTAGGCCTTGCCTGAATTTAAAATATGGTCGAGAATGCGATCCAGTTTAGTGTGGACAGCTTGCATCTCCCGAAGAAAGTCTTCTTTTAATACGTAATCACGAATTACGCGATCCTCTAAAACATCTAAATCGCGCTCTAATACTTCAAAGCGACTATCTATTCGACGATTAAAGTTGGCCAAAGCCCTAGATAAGCCAGCAAAGGCACCAATGCTGCCGGAAAGCACTGCGACAATAGTTTCTATTGGCACCTTGAAACGTTTCTTTTCTTATTATTCTAAGGGATTTAACAACTTAGAATAATTTCAAGGTGGGAACATAGATGGCAACCGGGTACGAACCTAATATTGAAGGCGCCATTGCTGTCTTAGTTGACATCATGATCGCAAATGAGTTTACTATGGCACGTAGGCCATACGAGCCTAACTATCGTGGCCTGGTAGATGCAATTATTGATTTAAAAGAAGGTTTCCCCGTCTTTACTCCCCCCCGGGTTGGGTTTGATGCCACCACTTTTGAGGCTGTTACCAATGGTGATGCGGTCTATACGCGAACTAGTGATGGTTCAGTTGGTCGTGCTAGTGCTGCTGATGGAACTTTAGAAAACGCCTTGGTAGTAGGATTTGCAGACGCTTCCGCAGCCAGTGGTGCCACGGTTAAGGTTTTAGTTGCTGGTGTAAAGACGATGCCAAGTGTAATAGATCCTGGAGATATCTATTACCTGAGTGCTACGACTCCTGGCGCAATTACAACAACAGCACCATCTACTGCAGGCCAAGCAGTTACTAGGGTAGGAGAGGGGGCCACAACCACTGTGTTTAGCATTCAATTAGAACCACCTATTCTGTTGCGGTAATGCCAGATATCAGTAACTACAAGCCGTATCCACCCAATGCGGAAGGGTTTACAGAAGTTTTAATCGATCTCAAATCAACTATGGCCAGCAGTACTCTTTATGGGGTCACTGGGTTTCTTGCTACGGCCTTCGAGGCGGTCTCCCAAGGACAAGCGCTGTACGCCAGAGGGAGCGATGGACTTGTTGGACTTGCCGTTGCAAATGGAACTTTGGATCAGGCTAACGTCGTCGGATTTGCTCAGACAAGCAAGTCTCCAGGGGAACTGGTACGTGTTTTAACAGTAGGTTCATTGGCAAGTTCTGGATTAGATGCAGGAGATATTTATTATTTAAGCGCGGGAACTCCTGGGAGCATTACGACAACACCACCCGCTACACCGGGACATTATGTTACCCGCGTAGGGGAAGCCAATACAGCTGCTTCTTTAATTGTTCAGCTTGAGCCCCCTATTTTGCTGCGTTAAAAACGGTGTTCTTGTTAGGATGGGAACAGCAAGTGGTTCAAGTTTACAACTAACTGAGCTGATGGGATTGCAGCATGGCGACTAGAAAAGCACTTTGTTTAGTTAGTGGTTTATTTCAGGAGGTAAATACTCCGACAGATAAACTTGACTTTGCAGGCAATACAACAACAGATTTAACTGAAGGAACCCAGCTTTACTACACACCTGCGCGGGCCAGGGGCGCAATTTCAATTGCAAATAGTGGTACAGGGTATGGTTCTTTAAGTTATGACAGTGTAACGGGTGTTATTACCTACGCTGTTGTTACTGCAGCGAACATCCGTGGGGAGCTTTCCGTCGCTGCTGGCTCAGGATTAACTTATAGCAGTGTTACAGGTCAATTTGGTACAAGCGCAATTCCAAATAGTCAGCTTGCCAACAGTGCTGTAACCCTTGGAAGTACTAGCGTCTCTCTTGGCGCCACAGCAGCAACCATTGCGGGTCTTACGACGCTCACATCGACAACTTTAAATGCTAGCACGACCTTAAATATCGGTACTGCTGGTGCTGCGAATAGTATTACCGTTAACAGCAGTGGCATTACTTTCGAAGGTTCTGCAGCGGATGCTTTTGAGACTGTAATTAGTGTTGTTAACCCAACTGTAGATCGGACTATTAACTTTCCGGATGCCAGCGGCACAGTTGCACTCTTAAACACAATTAGTGTTGCCAATAGTGGGACTGGGTTTGGTTCTTTAAGTTACAACAGTGCGACCGGTGTTATTACTTATGCTGTTGTCACTGCCGCTGATATTCGTGGCAACTTTACGGCCTCAACAACTGGTACTGGGTATGGCTCGCTTACTTACAACAGCTCGACTGGAAATTACGATTTCGCTGTTGTCACTAACGCCAATATTCGTAGTGCTCTCAGCGTTGCTGTAGGCTCCGGGTTAACGTATAACAGCACCACAGGAGAATTTGGTACTAGCGCAATACCAAATAGCCAACTCCAAAATTCCAGCCTTACAATAGGATCGACCTCCATCGCTCTCGGCAGTACCAGTACCACAATTGCTGGCCTTTTATCCTTGACTTCGGATGCGATCTACATCAAATCTGTTGGCACTGCCAATAGCATTGTTCTGGACTCCAGTGGCATTACTTTTGAAGGTGCTACAGTGGACGCTTTTGAAACCTTGCTGACAGTTGTTGATCCAACTGTGGATCAAACATTGCAATTACCTAACGAGAGCGATGTTTTGGCAACACAAGGATTTGCCACGGCTATTGCTGTTGCTTTAGGATAGATTTATGTCAACACAAGTACAATTCAGGCGCGGGACTACTGGCGAAAGCGGTGCGTTTACTGGCGCAATCGGTGAAGTTACGGTTGATACAACCAAGAATACTTGCGTTGTTCATGATGGCGCCCAATTAGGTGGTTATCCTCTACTACGGGAGGACGGGTCTAACTCAGCCCTGTCTCCAGGGTCTTTGAGCAGCTGTGCTTTAAAGTTTGCCAACGACATTAACACAGGGATTATCAGCCCTGGCGTGGATCAAATTGCTTTAGTAACCGGTGGTGTTGCTAGACTTACAATAGATTCATCTGGTACTGCTACGTTTGCAAATAACGTTTCTATTGCAGGCAACCTGACAGTAAACGGAAGCTTTACTTCTACCGACAACCTCGCACTTATTGTTGCCCTGAGCTGATATGGCTAATACATTCAGAATGGATACCAAGGCCAGCTTGGTTACCGATGCTGTCAGCAACACTACGACAAATGTTTTGACAGCGGGTTCTACTTCCACGCTGATTTTATTAAGTGTGTTAGTTTCTAATAAATCCAGCAGCAGCGCAAATGTCGATGTTTATTTGGTAACTACAACGGGTGATGATATCTATCTGATTCGCAATGCACCTGTACCTGCTGGTTCTTCTCTGGAGTTAATCAGCGGGAGTAAGGTTATCATGGAATCCAGTGATGTTCTTCGCGCACGCGCTGACACTGCTACAGCATTAGATATTTCAATTAGCTATCTCGATCAGACGCCTTAATTATGAGCCTTACAATTGTCGGAGATATCCCACTCCTCTACGCAAAATTAGAGGAGATGAAAGCATATATTGACGAAAAAACAGAAGATTTAGGTAAGGAAATCTTGCGCCTTCAAGATTTTGCTTTTGAGTGTGATATTTTATTGCAGCCCGATAGTGACTGGGAGATTGTTAGGAAAAAGCGTAATTTCTTGCTTAGGGCAACTGACTGGACAATGATTCAGGGCGCTACGGTAGATCAACGTGAGTGGAGTGCATATCGACAGCAATTAAGAGATTTGCCACAACGGTTTAAAGGCGCTGAATTAACTGATTTAGTGTGGCCTAAACAGCCTCCTACGCTGGGTCCGAATACAATAGAAGAAAAATAGCGACAAAAAATGGCTTACATTGGGAATGATCTCCAGGTTGCTTTTCCTAGCTACCGCATCATTGATGACATTAGCGGAAGTTTTAACGGTGTTTTAAAAACTTTTGCACTGCTGATTGGAGGCACTGCACCAGTGCCTTTTCCGATTAACCCGCAGCAGTGTCTGATTTCTGTTAATGGGGTCATCCAAAAGCCGGATCCAAGTGGTGCCACAGGATTTAATCTTGTAGGTACAAATATTGTTTTTGCTTCTGCTCCAACTGCGGGATGGGCTTTCTTTGGTACAGTTCTTGCCGGCGCTGATTACGTTAATGTAGGGGCAAACTTCCCGGATGGTAGTGTATCTGCTCCCTCAATTACTTTTGACGCTGATACAAATACAGGCCTCTATCGCGTAGGTGCAGACCAGATTGGACTTACATGTGGTGGTGT